TCTTCGTCAATCATTCTCCAATTCCATTTTATCCAATTTGAATCATCCGGCCCAGAATGAGAAAATGTTAAAAGATGCGCTCCGTATGATCTTATGTAGACTTCTTTTTTTGACACATGAGAGTACACTTTTGGGATTGAATTACCTGCTTGTGATATATCGCTATTCTTACGGTTCCTGGTTAATTGGTCGATCACATGCAGAGTATCCTTTTGTGCCAATGTTTGATGCGCGCAAAAGGTTTTTATTTCCACCATCATAATTAATTGAAAATCTTTCCCTCTAAACGTCCTGAATTGATGTATCCAATAATCCTGGTCAATAACACAATACCCCTGCCATGAATCAAGCTGTGGGTTATTTCTTATCCACCTGCCAAATGCTGGTTCCGCAGTGATTTCGTTGTTGCAATGTGGGCAGTTAATTATTTGATTGAACGCTCTGGTCATTTTATCTCCCAAACAATAATTTCCCTGGTAAGGACCAAACACGTTTTGTTCTCTTTGGCCCAATTCACCATCTGTGCATTATGCTGTTGAGACTCGTATGGGACCGAATACCGCATATTCACCGGAAGGTTTACCATCCTGAGCATGTCCCCGATATGGTCAGTGAAGTGCTTATTCTCAGCTTTCCATTGGGTTGGTTGAATAATTAAGGCAATGTATGCGTTTGATAGTTTCTTTGAGAATTGGCAAATAATGCTTGAAAGGTTTTTATTGAAATCATCCAAGGACATATTAGCCAAGTCTGTTGGGTCATCTGAGTATTCACCTTCTGCCTGCTTCCAGTATGGTGGATCAAGATATACAAAACGGACATCCTTCCACCTGGGTATTAATGGAAGGCCAGAAGTCATATCATGGATTCTTATTTCATGTTCACGTTCAACGATGGGTTTACGATCTGCCACCCAATACCGCCGACCTCTTTTTTTACAAACGTCGATAGTGGTTCCGCTTCCTCCGAATGGGTCAAGGATAATGTCAGAAGGGTTCGTGTACAGATAAATCAAGTTTTCCAACCATTGCGGTTCAGAGTTCCCAAAATGATTAACCTTGTTGGTTTTCGTCTGCTTCTTCCATACATTGTAGATTGGGGGAATGAAGTTAGTCCATTTTGCCGATTCTTCAGTTACTGAATTTTCGGCAAAATTGTTTAACCAATCGGAAATGGTTTGCCGTGGAATTCCCACCACCTCGGCAATATCTTCCTGGGTGTGACAGGAAAGCCACATATTAAAGGCTTTCTTTTTTTGTTTTGCTTTTTCTTCTTTCCTGGTACGGGAAAGCCACCCGGATATAGTCGATTCTGAAACGCTCAAAGCGGTGGCGATGGTCTTTTGTTTTTGGTCTCCGAGAGCATAAAGTTTTTTGGCGCTTGAAACCTTGTCGCTGTTCGTGAGAGATTTTCCATGGTCTTGGAGTTCACATGATAGCCGGAATGTTTCTAACTTTGATGAAATAGGATACCTATAAGCAGGTATGGTAAACCCTGTTTTACCTTCAGCGCGTTTTTTATATGCAAGCTGCCTATGCCTTCCATCCACTAAAATGTTATCGGCATTTATCGAAATGTAGTTTTCAGACAATTCTATTTGATCCATATCCCTAGCATAAGCCTGAACCCTCTCCGGATCGTGACCTTCTACCCTGGGATAAAGTCCTTCATCGAAAACAATATCATCATACTTTATTTCTATTAATTCCCTATTCATCTAATTTCTCCTTTCGTGGTCTATCCCAATAAGCACTTTTACATTTCGGGCATATCCTAACTTCTGGTTTCCTGGGAACCCATGTATGCCCACACCTGACGCATTGCAATTTCTGTATTTGTATTTCCATGCTTATAAGTACCACCTATATATAAGGATGTCAATCTTTATTCCCCATCGGGAACACCCGCTTAATATCGTCGAGGCTCCTTATAATAAGGTATTGCCCCCCTGCCGCTTTAATTTCTTCCTCTGCCTGTTTTTGGCTCGTGCTCTGGCGCCCCTTTTCATTTTTCACTTCTAACCCCCAATACATTCCTTTATATATAGCTGAAATGTCCGGAACCCCAGGCTTGCCTGTTTTGAACATTCTACCCTGCTCAGTCTTGACCATCCCCGCAGCGGACCGGAAGAAATAAACCCTGTGCTGTTTGCTGAACCATTCGAGATAGTCAAGGATTGCTCTTTGGATGATTGATTCTTTCATGGCTTCCATTCTACATTATAATAAACGATTGTCAATGAAAAAAAAGAACTTGACATACTCTCCGACATGACATATTGTTCCTCAAGCTCATCGGCAACGGCCACAATGAAGCGGCCCGGTTCGAGACGAAAGGAGACACCATGTTACAAGATTTGTGCGGCGACCTGATCGCCGCAAAACAAACAATGGCATTCGCCAAGAACGAGGTCCTGAGAATAGAAAAACTTATTCTCGACCTCTCCCCTGAAAAGCTGGAAGGTTCTCAAACCCTAACCCCACCCGGATTCAAAGTCACCATCACCAGTAAACTCACCCGAAAGCTGGATTATGACGCATACCAGGCTCTTGGCATCCATTCAGAATTTGAGTTTGTAACTCTCAAGCCAGCTATTGATTTAGCAGCGCTTCGTATTGTTGAGGAACTCAACCCTGCTCTGGTAGCATCCTGCGTAACCACCAAACCCGCCAAGACGGCCATCAAGGTGGAGGTATCTGATGAATCTTGAAAAACTGATCAAAACCACCCGTAGTGGCAAGCCGCCCCGGATTGTACTCCACGGCGTTCATGGAGTAGGTAAAAGCACCTGGGCCGCTAAAGCGCCTGACCCCATCTTCATCATTACCGAAGACGGGCTTACATCTATTGACGTACCGCACTTTCCTCTCTGCACGAAGCTCCCCGAGGTGTTTGAATACATGACGGGGCTTATCGAGCAGAAACACGACTACAAAACCCTGGTAATCGACACAGCGGATTGGCTTGAGAAGCTGATTTGGGCAAAGGTATGCAAAGATGCAAACCAGGACAATATCGAGGGATTTGGCTACGGCCGCGGATATACCATCGCCATGACCCAATGGGACCGGTTCTTTAATGGCCTGGAAGTCTTGCGTGACAAGGGTATGGCGATTGTAATCCTCGCTCATAACGAGATAAAGGCTTACAACCCACCCGATGCCGACCCCTACGATAGATACCAAATAAAACTTCATAAGCACGCTGCAACGAAATTGGAAGAATGGGCCGATGTGGTCCTGTTTGCTAATTTCAAGGTGTATGTGAATACGGAGAAGGGCAAGGGTAAAGCCGCGTTATCGGCACCAGAGCGGGTAATACATACCTCAAACTGTCCAGCATGGAAGGCGAAGACCCGGTACAACTTGCCGGAAACATTGGAAATGGATTTCAATAAACTCATGGAGGGAATTAAAAATGGCTGATTTATCAGGAGCGAATTTAGATCCGAACGTGGAAGAAAACACCGGAGGATTTACGGTTGTACCGGAAGGAAAGTACCAAGTTGTCATCGTAGGCGATAGCCTGAAGGACACGAAAGCAGGCACCGGCAAAATCCTGGAACTCAAGGTTCAAATCGTGGACGGCGAACACCGAGGAACAACGGTCATCGACCGGCTTAATATCATCAACCAATCGGATGTTGCTCAGAAGATCGGGCAGGGTCAGTTGAAACGCATCTGTAACCTGTGCGGAGCGGATTACCCGCCGTCAGATACGAGTGGGCTGATTGGTAAGCCCATGCAAGCCACGGTGAAAATCGAAGAGTTCACGAGCAACAACACCGGGAATCTACTTAAGAGCAACAAGATTTCCGGATACAATCCTGTCCCTACTACCCCTGAAGGAACTAAAACAGGATGGTAGATTTATCCAAAGTGCTTGGCCAGGACTCCCCTGGTCAGGCGGTGGAGGCATGGTACGAGGCGAATCAGGAATCGCGCCTCCACCTGGGCCTGTCCGAAATTGGCCATGAATGTCCACGATATTTATGGTATCGACACAATGGATATAAACAACAACCGATTGACGGCAGGACGTTACGCCTGTTTCAGGTAGGGAACAACATCGAGGACCAGGCGATCTTTGATCTGATGAAAGCAGGGTATGCCGTTACTGATAACCAGAAAGAAGTTGTGTTTGACCATAACGGGATCTTCCTAAAAGGCCACATTGACGGGATAATCACCGGGCTTCTGGAATCTAAGAAGCCTCATTTGTGGGAGTGCAAGAGCGCGAATGACAAGAGTTTCAAGAAGCTCCTGAAGTCTGGCTATGAAGAATGGAACTCGGGTTATCGCGCTCAAATCCATGTGTACGCCTTGGGGTTAGGGTTAGACAATATCTGCGTGTGGGTGGAGCATAAAGATACCTCAACAATTTACACCGA